GGACAAGAGATTTTGCAAGATAAGCAAGCTCAAATAAATATAGAGACACTAATATGATGAATAGGCCTTGAGGTAAAACTTGAGGCCTATTTTTTCATCAATAAAAAATGAGATATATAAATGACTAGAGGCACGAGCAAGAGATTATCTTGGCAAGGTAGCCATAACCGATACAGAAAATCTAGTGCTATTTATAAAGAGGCTTATGAGAAGATTTTTAAAAAGAAAATAACAAATGAAAGTGAGGTGAATCAAAATGAATCTAGATGTAAATCACATAGATTTTAATAATAATTATCAAATTAGCATAGATTTAGACAAGGCGATTTATAGTTATTGTATTTGTTTAAAAGGTAAATATTACAGAAAAATATTTCCTAAAGGCACAATACTTAAGCAAGTATTAAAAGAAGTAAAAAAAATATTTAAACCTAAAAAAATAGGTTTAGAAGTTAAGACTAGATAAACAATGAAAAAATATAAAACTGAAGTGATAATGAAAGTTGCTACTGCTGAAATGGCTATTTCACCAGAAGATAAAAT